GGAGGAACGCCGAAGATCGCGGCGACGGAGCGTTTGTCCAGTTCAACAGTATCTTTAACGGCAAGATCTGTGAGGCTGAGCGGTTTCAGCTGCTCGATCTTCACAAGGTCAGCCGGCAGGATCCACGGCTTTCCGTCACCGGTATCGTCGAGATACTTCTGTCGGAAGTCGTCCCGCTCCTTCTCGGTGTCCATCGGAACATCAGAGTTCACCCCGACGACAAGGGGCGGCTTGTATTTCGGCGACGACAGACTCTGCTTGAGCGCGTCTGTGTTTGCCAGTGCGTCCGCCACCTGCTGAGCCTGCACGCGGTACCCGCGCCCCATCCACGGGCGCTCAGAGTCGGCGAACAAGCGGAAATGAAGAACCTCATCGCTTACGTACCGGTGGCCTTTCCAGGTAACGCAGTACCCGCTCCCGTCGGCCAGGTCTGATACGATCGCACCCGGCATGGGACGCAGGGCAGAGAAACCGTCGCCGTCCACTTCGGGGAGGACGAATGCATTTCCATCGCCCTCGCCGAGGAGCTGGGTAACGATCCAAGTCATCCAGCTTGTTCGAGTGCCATTCCCCGGCCAGGGGTCGATATCAACAAACCGGCTGAGCGCGTCCTTGACACGTTTGTCGCCATGCTTGGTGTTCTCCATCTGGTAGATGGTTGCACTGGCAATGATGGCGGAAATCCTGTTGATGCAGGCGGAGACCTCCGGGCTGTCCAGCAATCGAGTGTAGCCCGCCGGGGCCTCACCGAGCGTGCTGATAAGATAAAAGGCTGCTGACTGCTGCGTCTTGGCGCGGCGCTTAAAAAGCGGCACTTACTCACTTCCTTCCTTGCCGCTGCCGAACCATCGGGCAGCAGCACTCATTTTTTCACTGTCGATAAGCATGCGCACCGTTGCGAAAACGGAAGCATCGAATATATCAATGCGCGTGGTGTCGCCGATTTTATCAAACACGATGATGTCGTCTGTCTTCTCCTGGGCGCGGACGTTGCCGACGCAGTATTCGTAAGGCTCAGCGTGGCAGTAGTACAGGCAGCCGACTTTTGCCTTATGCTCGATATACCGGAAACCCTCCGACTTCTGCGGTGTCAGCTGCGGTTGATCCACGACGGTGAACCGCTGCGCTTTCATTTCCGTGTAATACTTGCGGGCGAACTTGCGGTCATGGCCGACTTTTTTGATCTTAAAGCCCTGTTCGCGCCATTTCAGGAACTGCTTGACTGGCTCGCGGGGATCCATAGAGGGCTCATTTGGCATATCGAGGAAGCCATCGTCAAGCCAGCCGAAGAGTGGGATATTGTCCTTGTCGGCCTTTTCCGCTGCAGCAGTGACGGGGAACCAGGCATGAGGGATAATAACGAGGACATCCTCGGGCGGAGTCCAATTGCCCGTCGACGCCTGCTGTGCAGGAACCTCGCCGACAAGACAGGCGGATGTCAGGTCGTGCAGCTTGGAAAGGTCTGCACCGCCGTACCACGCCGGACACAGTTTTCGAAGCTGGTCAGGTGTCCAGTCATAGCGCCGGTCGCTGCGGATGAACTCGTCGAGATTGAACCAGGCTTTGAACGAGCTGACGAAGACGTTAAGCGACCTGGTCATAAACTCCTTGCGCATCTGAGGGTCGTTCTTTGCCTGCATTGCAGATGCTTCCATCGCTTCGGGGCGAATCGTGATGCCCCAGTTGGGGTTAGCCTGCTGCCAACAGACGGGGCTGAGGTAATCGACTTCGCCGGTGTCATCCTCGGGGTCAGCGCGTGCGATAAAGGCGAAGATACGGTCAGCGTCAGCACCGGTGATCTCTCCGCGGACGATCTTGGAACAGTAGTTGAGACGCTGCGCACAAAAGCCGGTACCGTTGTCTCCGGCAGTCGTGGTCGCGATGATCAGCTTGTTTGAATAGGCTTTCGTTGCGTCCTTGAGACGGCCGTAAGGGACAGCGTCCCGGTATAGTTCCAGCTCATCCAGATGGATGATATTGGCGTTGAACGCATCGAAGATATCGGGCTTATAAGCGAGGGCCTGAAAATCAATCTGCCCGTTCCATATAGGCCCGGAAAAGCTATGCCCAAGGGAGCTGTCCAGCACTCGAAGCCCATGCGCAGGGTCTTCAAGTGCTGTAAGCCCGAGGCGGCGGAGGTTATAACGCAGGAAACCGAATCCCTCCATGTTCTGCTGAAGGCTGCCCGCGACGGTCTTGATCTTGCTGAAAGACTCTGCATAGTAGAGTCCGAGTGTCCAGCACAGGGCAGTTGCAAGCGGCGTTTTGCCGTTCTTGCGAGCGAGCATCAGGAGCGCTTCCTGATACCTGCGTATCAATGTGCCAGGCTGGAAGAATCCGCAGATGTTGTAGATGATGAACATCTGGAACGGCTGAAGCAGATGACCTTCTACGCCACCAGCAAGCGATGTCTGCGGGCCTTTCTTCTGCGCTATTTTGGGGAGGACGCGCCGGACGACTGCGGCAGCTGTTCCGTCTGCGAGGAGCTGCCCTTCGAGGTAGACACGGGCAG